TCTTCAATTAAAAATATTTGCTCCTGGTCCACGGGGACTTGTTCAGATTTTTTAAGTAAATCATTTTGAAATAATTCTCTTGATGTCTCTAACGATACCAACCTTGCAGTCAGCTCTGTATATGCGAAGACACCTGCTGCAACGACAAAAATTAGACTAGCAACAGTCTTCATTGGCATTTGAACTTTTGCCTCTTCTCCGATGTTTAGTGGTTTATTGGACATGTGGTCCTCCACATAAAGCTAATGTAACTAACATCACTATTAACAAACCTGTAGCGTAATAGTTCATCCTGGCTATCTCCATTGTAGAACCTATTATAATATAATTGCGGCAACTATCACAACTGCAATAGCTGTAATACAGATTTTATGGTCGTTCCATATTTGTCTGTATCTTCTGTTTTGCCAAATACTCAAAACTTTATTTTTTATTTCACTTATCATTTTTTCTTCTCCTCAATTTCATAGAAGAACTTGTCAGTATCTTCCGTACGCCAAGCTCTACTATCTTCAACGTTCCATTCAGAAGTCTGCACTTTCCAGTCAGGGATATTATCTTTTACAGTAAAAGAAGGTATGTCCCATATACATCTATTGTTTGGTTGTGCTGCAAAATTACCATCATCTAAGGCAATTATGTGTGCGCACTTATGTTCGTGCGGAATCTCTGAATGATCAGTGTCAAGTATATTAGACTCTGGATGTGCAAAGTCAACTGTAAATAAATACTTTCCAGGGTGCCATTTCTTGTCTTTTCCGATATACTTACCGGCTTGTCCGTCTAAAATATCCCAACGATTAACAGCAGGATAGTAAGAAAAACAATTCCAGAGCTGTAATTCATCAAGTCTTTTTGTGGGCACGTCGGATCGTTTAAATCCCTGTTGAATAAATGCGCTAATAGGTAAGCGATAAAATATTGCACCGTTTTCCATAATAGCATGAAATAATATAGACCTACCTGTAAGAGCGCTAAGACCAAAGATAATGCAGTCTTCAACTTCTCCATGATGTTTTTTAAGATCATATAAATATTCTCTTCTTATTTGTGCATAAGTAGGTGGTATGTTTGCATTTAGATAAGCCATAATTAACCATGTATTTCACCCCAGTTATCACCGTACTCGTAGTCAACTTTATTAGGGACTTCTAATTTAACAGCGTCTTCCATAATTTCAACGATCTTTTTAGCATGTGCTTCATCTTCAACAGATATGTCTAGCTCATCGTGTACTTGTATGTGGGGTATAATACCTTCTTTGTATAACTCCAGCATTGCTTTTTTAGTCATGTCAGCAGCTGATCCTTGAATTAATTTATTCAAAGCCTTGTATGTGTAAGCTCTTTTTATCCCCGGTCCATGTTCAGCTAATGCATCTTCGTGAGTCATAGCTTTATGCATACCGAAACTGTTAGGCTCCCACAGGTGAAACCTACACAGTCTACCCAGCAGGGTACGTATCTGTCCACGGTCTTGTGCTCTGTTTGATGCTTTGTCCATTAGTTGTTTTACAAATGGTACACGTGAATGGTATGTATTAAATAATTCTGCTGCTTTGTCTTTAGTGACTCCTAATTCTGCCTGAAGTTTACCTTTACCCATACCATAAAAAAGACCCAAATTGATCGTTTTAGCCTGTGTTCTAGGTATATCAGCCATATCTGCTACAGTCTGGTGAAAGTCTGCGCTAGAGTCGTTTGTATAAGCATCTATTACGTCATATACAGACGGTAATTTGTACAAAGAAGCATAATGCACTACCAACCTAGGCTCTTGCTGAGAATAGTCAAAACAACCCCATGTATGGCCCTCCTCGGGTATAAATAATGACCTTATCTTAGGTCCAAGATCTTTATTTCTTGCAGGAATCTGCTGAAGGTTAGGATTCTGATAAGAGAATCTACCAGTTACAGTACCACCCCCTGCATTTCTTAACTGATTTATTTCTGCATGGATTCTACCATTGTGTTCATAGCTTATAATAGAATCTAGAAAAGTTGTGTGTGCTTTATTTATTTCTCTTGCTTGCGCAATCATGTTTACAACAGGGTGCTCGTGTTCCTGTAAAAAGTTTTTTGTAAACGATGGTGCACCTGTTTTATCTGTTGTTGGGTATTCTAATTTCAACATGTCAAATACATTTGCAACTGATCGTGCTGCCCATATTTGTGTGTCAACATTTGTTTCTTTTTTTATTTTATGTAATAGATCTTGTTCTGCTTTCTTAAATTCTTTTTTCATGTTGTGTGCACGTTCCACATCTACTCGCACACCTTTGAATCTCATATCAACAAGACACGGAAACAAATCAGACTCCAGGTCAAATATATCTTCCAGGTCTTGATTAATAATTTCTTTTTTCATTTCTTGCCAAAGTCCTAATGTTACTTCAGCATCACGTTCAGCGTATGCACCAACATGCATTGATGGTAGTTTATACATTTCTGATTTAGGATTGATTCCCCACTCTGCTGCAGCTTCTGCAAGTGCAGCTTCGTTCTTACCATAACCAAGATAGTGCCACGATAAACTATTCAAATCATATCTGAATCTGTTCTCATCGGTAATCGCTGCCGCTATCATTGTGCAGGCTATGTTACCATTTATTTTAAAACCCAATGCCCGTAGCCAACAAACATCGTAGATAGCATTGTGAAAAACTTTTGTAGATGGGGCCTCGAGTACATCTTTAAGCCATGATAAAACTTTAACTCTATCCATGTTGCCACCACCTTCGTGTGCAATTGGAAAGTAACCTTTGTAATGACTGGTTGCAACTGCAATACCTATAACATCACCGTTACCTATAACAGAACCAGATCCTTTTTTAATTAAGTCAGGATCTTTTGTTTCCAGGTCAATTGCAATTTCGTCAACTTGTCTAAGGTCTGGAAATTCAGTAGGCTTTAACCATTCAGTCGGTGCTTCAAACTTAGGTATCTTCATTCATCCTCTTCTCTTTGTTTCTTTTCTTCTTCAAAACCTTCCATCAATTCTTCATGTAAAGTCTTGTCTTTCTTACCAAATATTTCATCAAAACGTTTACGATATAAATCGTTAGATGGTCTTGATATGCCGTCAAACTTTTCTTTTTTCATAAATATATTTCTTCTCTATTATATCCTCTAGTTTCTTTTTGTTGCTAAATGCATATAATGATGCACTGTGATTTTGTGGAAATATTTCCCATGTAATATTTCTATGTCCTTCTAATGCTAAATAAATTTCTAGTTTAAATTTATGATTAGCAACTTTAATATCTTTATTTATTCTTGCTCTTGCTGGCACCTGTATCCTTTATCTTTTTAATTTCTAAATCACAATAGTGTTTGATTTTCTCTAAGTCTTCTATACCATTCTTGTGTAAATATCTACAAACATATTTCACAACGTTACCTTGAAAAAATGATAAATTATTTTTTGAAATAAATTCATAGGGTTGAATGTAAAAGTCCTTGTAGTGAGATCCTCCAATTTGTTTATCTTGTGGAAATGCTTCTTTAAATAAGTCCTTCGACGTCATAACCTTGATCCTCCTTTTTTGCTGACATAACATAAAGATTTTGTTTTGTACGTGTTACTCCAACGTACCAAACTCTATGTTCTTCGTCTTGTTTGTCCGGACTCTTTTCTATAGAGTCTCGAATTGTTTTAGTATTATCTAACATTAACAACACATTGTCGGCCTCACCACCTTTTGCTGAATGTATTGTAGATAATTTTATTCTAGGGGGTTTATTTAATTCTTCCCCATTACTTAACATCTCTCTTATGTATAGACATTCTTCATAGTCTGATTGAAATACATCATACCATGGTGTGTCTTTGTTAAATCCAAATTCTGTTAGATCATACATTCTTTCTTCTGTAATTTCTGTATCTACACCGGTGTACTCAAATATATCTCTTACTTCTGCTAGAGATAAGTCATCTCCTTTGGTCCAACGAGTGTAGTTTAAAATTGTTTTAAACAAAGTTATCTTATAACTTTTACGATCTTGAAACTCAAAATAAATACCACGTTCTTTTAATGTAGGTTTGAGTCTATTTAATTTGTCGTTGTATCTAGCTAACACTAGCCATGTTCCCTGATCAAGTGGTGCATCTTCTGTGCTATAGATATAATTTACAGTGCCCTCTTCTTCTCTGGCACTCCAACTTTTCTGTATTCTTCTATCATCTGGTATTTGTTTTAAAATTTTATCTGCAAGACTCTGTACAAGTTGTGGAACCCTGTAAGATTGTGGCAAAATTATGTCTTTCTTTGAAATTTCTTGCTGAAATTTTTTTACATCTGCGCCTGCCCAACCATAAATTGCTTGATCATCATCGCCTGCTAGTATAACATATTTGCTATTTTCCTTGATAATATTAAACATTTTCCATTGTATTGGTGATAAATCCTGTGCCTCATCAACAAACGCTACATCATATTTTGGACACAATCCTGACACAATAAATTTTTCAATCATGTCAGTAAAATCTATCAGACCATATGCTTGTTTATAGTTATCTACTTCATCAGAAATAATTTGTAATAATCTTTTATCCATGTCTTGTGAATACATATCTGTATTGTATTCTTCTT